CATGCCATTAACAGTGGCCATAGGTTCTACTCCGGCAGACGAGGCTCCAAACGATTGTATCAGTAACTACTCTATTATCAAGTATAGACGTAGCGTACACGCTTCACCTCGCGGCTGTGAGCGGCCGCTGTGGACCCTCTAAACTGTAAGTCCAATATACTGTCCGCGTACTGATTTGCGTCGTGTATGTGGGAGTACTCGTTCTTGTCAGGCTTGTCCTCTAATTCACCATTCCGCTTCTTTTTGTAGCGGTACCCGTGTTTGAAGCCTTTTATCAGCATCGTACACCCCGGATCGACGAGGTACATCGCCTCGCCTTCCATCTGCTGAGCGAGTAGTCGCTCAACCGCTTGGATACGATACTCCGGCTTATTACTGGGTGGTTTTACGCAAGTGAAGCCCGCATTGCGCAACGCATCGACCAACGTCAACTCATTGAGCTGTTGCTTCATAAAACCGGCGGGGTCAGGTGCACACACCATCTCAAAGCCGGGGTAGGTATTTGCGACGTGAGGAACGAGCTTCGTACGTATAAACGTCTCGATCCCCATATTCTCTGAAGTGATCTCAGAAAGTGTCAGTACCCGACCGCGTGGGTCTCGCTGCTTAAAAATGGCGCAGGGCGTTCGACCAAAGTCGATGCCTACAATTATCGGATAATCAGGTAGCGGTACCGGCTTTAGCCCAGCACTAGCCACATGAAAATCGGCAACAAAACTACGCTCATACACAGGAGTACCGGCCAATGATCGGCCAAATTTGTTCCTGATATATACGTCGATCCAGTCTTCAGTTTTGCCTTCAGCCAGCTTTTCATAGTACCCCTCAATCAGGTTGTCTTTCCAATCGGCATCGTCACTAAGCGCGTCGGGCTGCATATAAATCTTTGCAGTATCCGGCGGCTCCGACATATATTGCTCCCAGAATGTATCAGTATCCGGTGCGTTTGTCGCTCCCCATATATGGGCGTTAGGAGAGCCATCATCCATAACACACCCGCCTTTTGCTACCGACGGGTACCGGCCAACACGACCTTGCAGCGCATTGAAGATATCTGGGTGAATTTCACGATACTCATCTAATACGCCGAATGAACATTCAAGCGACAGTAACCGACGCACGTCGTTAGCATCATCAAGGCCACGGAATAAAACTTCGCATTCCACGTCGTCGAACTTCAGCGTGAACCTTTTATCCGTTCTAGCGTATGCACCAGCCACACCTTCGGGAAACCACGTCGTAAATGTCGGAATCGTGGCATCGGTAAGCATCTGGTTGGTGTTTCGCACTACTACTGCACGAGAACGTCGTATTCCGTCCTTTCCGGGGCGCATTTTCTTCGCATGGTAGGCGATTTTCATTACGGCAGCGGAAGATTTGCCCGATCCGACCGGACCAGACACTAAAGAGATAAAAGACTCGCAAGTTAGGAAGTCAACGAGCGATTTTGGGGGGTTATAAACGGTGTTTGAGTCGCTCATACAAGGATATCGTCCCCTGCATATTCGTAGTCATCATCCTCGTCAAACAGCGTTTTTAGGGTCAATTTTGGCTGTTTTTCGCCTGTTTTTGGCTCTTCTAAGACGATTTCAGCCGCATTTTCGAGCAATTTAGGCGTTTCTGGCTCTGAATCAGCGATTTCCTCGTGCTGAATGACGATTTTTTCCTCTTTTTGCTCCGAATCGGGCAAATTTATGGTGATACTGAAGCCAGAGCCTACTGCAAGCTGCCCTTGGTCCTTCTTTGGCTTCAATTCAGCCCACTCAACGAGGTTTTCGATCATTTTTACCCGCACGGCAGGGGGTATATTGCTGTCTTTTGCCAAAAAATAGGCGTCAGGGAGCAAATCCTCGGCCAAAACCTTTGATTTTGCCGAAAAAGAGAAGCCATTTTCGCGTAAATCCCGTTCATAGGCCTCTAAATAGAGTTTGAACTGGGGATTTTGGCTTATTTGGTCGAATTCTGCGCTAGTTATGCCTTCGCTAGCTGCAATCTCCTGCAAAGGCCGTCTCGCCCCTACATTATTTCTTGCAACTGCCATGGCTACAGCGCGCAGCTCCGCATCCGCATATATGCCGCTGTGCATAAAACCACCTTTGCTTTTCGCCGAGTGTATTTCTATTTGTACGTGTCCGCAAGCGGGTAAAACACGTGACTGTAAAAACAAGGAGAAAAATTTTATGAAAAATAGGAAATTTTATGCGCGGTACGGATATATGGGTATGGGGGGAGGGGGCGGGGTGGGGGTCCTGTGCCGGGTGGGTACTACTACTATCACATGAATAGATGAGCTGCCCTTGCATCCGTGCCCCACCTTGCTATGATTAATTCGTGGCCAACAAGACCGCCACGAAAACTAATTAACTTACTTAAGGTGAACATTATGAACAATTTCGAAACCCTCCACGAGCTAAAAGCTGAACTCGCAGGCGACGCAGAAGAGTATGCGCGTCAGGCGGCTCGTAACTATTGGGACAAAGCGCTAGAGGCAGAAGGCGCTGAAGAGCAAGATCTCCACGCGAAGTCGGAGCGCGCATGGGCGTCATACTGGGTGTCACGTGCGGAGTACTGGGCGGGCGCGGCCGAGCAAGCCCGAGAGTTCACGTTCCAAGCGGCGGCGCTGTCTGAACTGCGAGCGCGTGAACACGAGGCCGAGGCTGAGCATTCCGCCGCCCGCGCTGAGATCGCATTCGATCGGTCGAACTACCACCGAGCCGAGGCCACGCAGTTGCGCGGCGAAGAGTAACTTCACCTGCGCCTTCGGGCGCTTTACCGGACGGGGCCGCAAGGCCCCTTTTTTGTTTCTGCGTATCGGTGATAGTAGTTGGGTGGTATCGAGTACAAAGCGGGCTACTATCATGTGTTTTGGATGGATGAATGAATAAATGGTAGACATAACAGCCAGAAGATGAGACTATTCACATGTCGGAACGGTTCCGGCTTATTCCCACGGGAATTACTTACTAACTAACTGGAGGCCATTATGCCTATCGAAAAAACAGCAGTACCCCAGACCACGATTAAGCCCATCGCGGAAGTCGTGCAACACATCACCAAGGCGCGCAAAGCTAGCGCCACAATGCTCACATCCTGCAAGGCGGCCGCGAAGGCGGCGGCGCGACAGCTGGACGTTAAGCTTCCCCTGAAGTCTCGCATTGATGTAGTGGTTCTATGCTACGCGGAGCAGATCGACGGCGACGCTAACGTGCGATCTAACTTCAGAGATGCGCTCACATTGTTGGCCTGCGCTGAATCGCCAGTATCTATCGAGGTGCGCGGCGAGGAAATCCAGACCACGGCGGCGGAGGCCGTCGACATGCCTAAGCATGCAATGAAGGCGGCCGCGAAGGCGGTGCGCGATGATAACGGTATGGGTCGACGCGAAGGCGCAGGCCGCAAGGCCAAGTCCGAGGCGGCAGAGCAGGCCTCGCGATTGTCACCCGCCAAGCTGGACACTAGCGCGGAGCAACGCGGCGCAGTGATCAACACGGTCGTGCAAGGCCTCGACGATGCGGCATTCTTCGCAGAGTTCAAGGCCAAGCTGGCGGAAGCCGGTTTCAACATCACGCGCAAGCGCAAGTAACCACACGGGGGCGCAAGCCCCCATTTTTTTGGCTCCACGTTACTACTATCACTTCTTCGGATGAGCTGCGCGCGGCCGCGCCTGCCTACTATCACGATTACTATCATGAGCCGCGAATGAATGAATAAGCAACGCTATTCCCATGGGAATAAGCTTGCAGTTTGCGATGAAATAAGCGCGTGGCTGTCATAACAGTCAGCGATTTTTAGACGGCTAAGTTATTGATTTTAAAGGATTAGATGAAATGACAAAGTGCCAATCTAAGAATGCGTGGATATCATGACAGTGACGTAATAAAAAGCCTTATGAATCAAGTACTTGCGAGGCATAGACAGGCAGTAAGTAAGTAAAATAGTTAAATAGATTTTAGATTAGATTATAGAGAGCCAAAATCCGTAATTTCTGGCCGTTTCAAGCCGCGCGGCCGTCTTCGTTCTCTTCGCACTCAAACCTGCAACCTCTCTCAGATCTCGTCTAAACGTCTAAAGCTAGGAAAATCAATGACTTACAGATCTACTGAAAAACTAATCCTTTACTAATCAATGACTTACAAAATCCACGTTTCATCTAATCCTTATAAATCAATGACTTAGCTTCATTCGACTTAAGATCTTGTCCTTGAGATAATAGGTACGAGTTGGGGGAATACCGTCAGGTGGGTTTTCGTTGCTGTTCCCGCCTGCCCCCAGCTCACTTACTAACTGACTATTCCCATGGGAATAACTAACTAACTAGGAGGCATACCATGCCAGAGAAAAAACCAAAGACGTTTATTACACGTCCGCAATCCAACGCGGAGTTCTTTCAATCGTTTCGCAAGACGCTGCACGGTCTAGTGACACAAGGTGTGCTGTGGGAAGACTTCCACAAGCTGGAGCTAGTCTACTCTCGCAAGACCCACACACCGGGTTCGTTTGTTGGTGGCACGTCCCGTCCACCGTTGGTCATCAAGCGCAGTGATGCGTTGAGTTACGAGGTCTATCTCGAATGGATCAACTGGTACAAGCGGTCGGAAGATGGGTCATACGATCGATCTGCCTACCCACGGGCGACGCCGCATAGTGCAACCATACTCAAGGGCAAATCGTACGAAGCGACGATGGTCGAGTTGGTCTACAACTTCAAGGCTCGCAAGTTTGAGATTTGGTACAACATCAACATTGCGTCACCGACAACACGTAGACACATGGATAACTACATGACCGCAGTCGGCCACGCTTCGCGCTATCGGTACACGGCTGATATCGGCTTCACTGACCACAAGTTGGTGACGCTACCTATATATAGGTTTGATCTGGGCGAGTACTCTGACAGCTTTGACACTCGCAACCGTTACGCGTCGCAGATATCGATGCAGATGGAAACGTCGATGCACTCGTGGCACAAAGCATTGGCACGGTCGGTCAAGCGAAACACACGTCATCGCACGGTGACACGTTGGGTCGAACAGGCGCGGCAGTTTGCACAACTGGCACGGCGCAACATGACGCTGGATCTCGAAGAGATGTATGCAGAGCAGAAAGTTAACTTCGAATACGGCAACAGCATCACCTCGGAAATGAAGAACTGGGTCAAAGCGGTCGAGCAAACCCACATCGACGAGGCGTATTACGACATGATCTTGAGTCAGCCGCGTAGCGAGCATAAGCGCATGCTCAAAGTATTTCAGGAGCTTGACGCGTGAACTACAAGATTCTAGAGCGAGCAGAGACTTTGTTGCGGGGTAGGTATTACCCGCACGAGGTCGTGAGCATACTGGAGATTGAATACCCACACCTTGACGAGTTTCAGTTGGAGGATCTGCCCAAACTCGTCGCCAACGTCCGTGCTTCATTGGACTCAACAACTCGTGACTGAGATAATGGTCACATGGCTGGGGAGACTCCGCCTACTTACTTACTAACAATTCCCATGGGAATAAGGAGAAACATCATGAGCTTGAAAGAAAATGCTCTTTTAGTGTCACTTGTGGTCAAGAAGCCACAGATGACTAAAGTCGACGCCAAAGGTACCAATGCCGCAGAGCGCGCCAACAACGCACGTCATGCCGGTGAGTACCGCAAGCAGCTGTACCCGAAACATTTGGTGTCACCCATACGTGCAGTAGAGAGCGCGGCACGTGCTTACATGGAAGGTGAGGCGTATCCATGGGCGCGTGGCGAATTCATCCTGCCCAACGTGCGGTTCATGGACTTCATGGATTGCATGGGCAAGTACGAGTTGCAGTTTGATCAAGCCAAGACCGCGTTCTTGCAGAACTGGGTCAACGTACTTGACGAGGCGCGACGGGCACAGGGCGATATGTTCAACGATGCCGACTACCCTGACGTGTCCGAGTTGGGCAAGCGGTTCAGCTTTGAGGTCGTCGTCAAGCCGGTCACTGACAGCACCGACTTCCGTGTGCAGATGCAGGGCGATGCGGCCGACGCACTCATGGCCAGAGCAGAGAAGCAGGCGAACGATCGCATGAACGATCTGATGACTGAGCCGCTCAAGCGGTTGCGTACTGTGATCACTCGTCTCAACGAGACGGTGTCGAAAGATGACCGTGTTGTCACTGACAAGCGCACCGGCATGACTGAAATCAAGTCACCGATCTTCCGGGATTCCGTTTGCGATGACATCGCCCATGAGATAAGTTTGCTGTATGACTTCATGGATGTCATGCCCGCCAGTGTTTCCAAGCTGGCATTGAATGTGGCGGCACGTACGCCATCACCCGACGAGCTACGCAACAGCAAAGCCGCGCGGGAACAGACCGAGGCTGATACGTCTGCACTACTCGCGACTATCGACTCACTACTTGATGACTAGGAGGCAGTATGAAACTTCGACTTAACATCCACGACGCCATTGTCGATTCCGACGTTGCGCTTGAGATCTTTGGTTTGCTTGAGGGCAGAGCCGAGTTCATCGAGCGCAAGTGGCAAGGTACAAGTAATGACTACACCTACGCATTCGTTGAGGACATAACCGATGCGCAGATGTCAGTCAGACCTGTATCTCAAAAGCTAATCGCCCAAGCTATGCTTGAGCAAAACAACTAATTCCCACGGGAATAACGCAATTCAACTGGAGAACTTATTATGCGTATTCAACATGTAACCCCAATCTTGGTTAAGCGGTACCTCAACGAAAGCACTCGACGCCGCACGGTGTTCCTGCGTGGCAAGTCGGGCATTGGCAAGTCTGCGGTGGTCAAACAAACCTCTGACTTGTTAGCTGACCATGTCAAAGACTGGCAGGGTGTCATCGACCTACGTCTTGCACAGATGGACCCAACAGACCTGCGCGGTATCCCGCATATCGTAGACGGTCGCACGGTGTGGGGTCGGCCTGACTTCCTACCTCAGACTGGGTCGGGCATCATCTTCCTAGACGAGATCACGTCCGCGCCCAATGCTGTGCAAGCTGCGGCCTACCAGTTGACGCTGACGCCGGAGGACTACGGTATACCTGACACGTGGATGATCGTGGCGGCCGGTAACAACAAGTCCGACCGTGGCGTGACGTTCAACCTAGCGGCACCGTTGCAGAATCGCATGTGCGATATCTCAGTCGACACGACGCTCGATGACTTCACCAACTACGCAGTCACACAAGATGTAGCGCCCGAGGTTCTGTCCTTCCTGCGCGATCGTCCTGACCTACTGCACAAGTTTGAGGGCGGCAGTGACATCAAGCCGTTCCCCAGCCCGCGCTCGTGGTTCGCTGTGTCTGACCTCATCCAGCTGGATCTACCACTGCAAGACCGCGTGGAGATGATCAAGGGTGACATTGGTGAGGAAGCGGCAGTCGTCTTCGAGACGCACCTGCGTATCTGGGAGAGCATGCCTCGCATTGACGACATACTCGAAGGCAAGCCGTGCGACGTACCCAAAGAACTCAACGTGGTGTACTGCGTCGCAATGGGTCTGGCCATGCGTGTTGACCGCAAGAACTTCGACGATGCGTGGCTGTTTTTACAGCAGTTACCGGGCGACGTTCAGACGCTAGTGATGAAGCTGGCGTACAAGCGCGACAAGTCTATTGCTACGAGTGCGGCGTTCAGTCAATGGGCGGCCGCTAACGCTGATGCCTTCAAGAGGGTATAGAGCTACGCGGGCTGAGTACGCGTTGGTTGAGTTGCGCGACAACATGTTTGTCGTTGCAATTCAGCTGTTCGACTCTCGCAATGGCCAACCCGTACGGACACTACCCAACCACGTTCGGTTCTTCGCACGGATTATCGAGCGTGATGGGTGTGTCTATGTTGACCGTGGCGACTTCGATGCGCTCACGCCATTCGACTCAGTCGCTGATGCGAGGCAATATATAGATATGTTGTTTGAGTTAGACAATGACTAATTTACTGGAGACTAACCATGTCATACATACACGAAAACAGGCTATCCATAGCCTACTCTAAGCTGAGTCTGCGCGAGCCGTTCATCGCGGCCGTGATGACTCGTATCCGACGCGAGATATCTGACGAGGTGCCGACTGCGGCAACCGATGGTACCCGTGTCATCTACAACCCTGACTTCATGGACAAGTGCAGTGACGAGGAACTGTTCGGCCTGACCTTGCACGAGTCTTTGCACATCATCCTGATGCACATGTGGCGACGTGGTGAGCGTTGCCCCAAGCTGTGGAACGTAGCCAATGACGCCATCATCAATGCGTACATACGCAAGCGTAGCTACCACCTACCGGAGGGTGGCGTCGATGTAGATTGGGTGCGCGACAACATGGACTCAGAGTACGTCTACAAGCGCATGAAGCAGGATCAAGACGAGAAGCAACAGCAGTCCGGTGGTGACGGTGACGGTGACGGTGACGACGATGCACCAGCCGGTGGGTTCGACGGTACCGGTGACCTGATGGATGCGCCCAGCGATGCCACCGTGACTGACCTCGAAGCGACCATTGTTGCGTCAGCAGAGATGGCCAAAGCATGCGGGCAGGGTAGCGCACTCATTGACAACATACTCAAGGGTACCGGCAAGTCGCGTGTCGACTGGCGTAACGAGATGCGAGCGATGCTGACCTCTGCATCTAACGACGACTACACCTACCGTCGGCCGTCACGTCGGTTCATTGCGCAGGGTACGTACCTGCCTAGTCTGTACAGTGAAGGGTTGGGGCCGGTGTTGATTGCGATCGACTCGTCTGCGTCCATGACTCAACAAGAACTGTGCCAGATTGCCAGCGAAACTCAGCAGATCTTCGATGATCTCAATCCGGCGTTCGTACGTGTCGTGTATTGCGACACACAGATCCAGCGCACACAGGATTTCCAGCAAGGTGACGACGTGGAACTATCATGTCGTGGTGGTGGTGGCACACGGTTCAAGCCGGTGTTTGACTACCTCGAAGACGAGATGCCCGAGGCCGTAGGTCTCGTGTACTTCACTGACCTTGAAGGTAATACTGACGAGTGTCGCGAACCACATTGCCCAGTCATTTGGGCTAACACTGGCGGGAGCCAGCGATCTAACCAACCAAAATTTGGAGTAGTAGCCAATGTCGAAATCTAATTACACCAGCCCAACTGCAAGGCTGACCCGCATTGAAAGCAAACTCGTTCGTGGGTTTGAAGAACTGGGGGTTAGTCTTGACGTTGATCCTGACTGGATGACAGTCGATGACGAAGAGAACACGGTCTACGTTTCTACGATAGGCCGCTCTCTCGTGGTTGTTATACAGGAGATGAAAGCCAGAGGCGCAGAGAAGATCGGCCAGCACTATGACATCGTGCACCGTGGTCAAGTCGTTGCGTCGGTGCTTTACAACCCGAGGTTCTGACATGCGCATAACCAAAGACCAGATGGTCGAGATATTCGAGCTGCGAACACGTGGTACCAGTTGGGATACTCTCGGCCTTATCTACAAAGTAGCGCCGTCTACCATCCGCAGGTACTACAAGTTGGCGGAGACTAGCGGCTTCGCTGTATGGAAAAAGCCTGTAAAGCCAGATGAGTCGGCGACGTTGCTTCGTATGTTTGACGCGTTAACGAGCGTTTGTTTTGCACAAGACGACGTTGGCGTTATTGTAGATACCAACACCGATAGCACATTCGAGTGGGGCGAGGTGCGCGAAGCACGTCGCAAAATAAAACAACTTATTAACTTTGCCTATTCCCATGGGATTAAGGAGAACATGCTATGACCATTAACCTGACTGACTTGTACTGGGATTGTGAGTGCGAGACCGACAACTACTTCAACCACGTGTCAGACACAAAGTGTTTGCATTGCGGTGCGGAGTACGACGGGATGCCGAACAGTCGAGTGGAAGAAGTAATCGCGTTCGCGTGTGCAACCCTGCTCCGGCAACACATGCGACTCAATCCAGAACACGAGAAGGTAGCGGAGACGCCCATCTACGTGGAAGACCTCGCCAACATGCTTAGAGAACGGGGGTGCAAAGTATGAAAACTTACAAAGTAGCAGTTTGGTGTGAGTACATTGAGACTCACGAGATTGAGGTTGAGGATGAAGCTGATATCGAAGATAAGCTTTACGACCAAGAAACTAGGCTTATCAATACCGAAGATAACGGTTGGCAAATCATGCAGATAGAGGAGATCACATGAGCCACGAACAGATCAGAACTGAAGCCGATGTAATTAGGATTCTTCTTTCCTACCTGCATCACCACTACTTAAAAGTCAGCGAGACCAAGGAGCAACACCATACAGTTGCAATAGACCCGGTCGAGCTGGCACAGTGCATCGCTGTACTGGCACGGGCGCAAGTCATGCGCGAGTACACAGTGAAACCGGCAGAGGTGCCGTTAACTACCAACCCACTAAACTACTGAGGAACTAATCATGGATAAAGAACCATGCTCAATAACGGATGACCCCTACAACGATTACTCCGATTACATCGAGGGTGAAGGGGTGTACAAAAACCACTGGTTAGACGAGGAGGAAGAAGAATGAGCTTACACGACCCAATAAACCACCTTGATTGGGCGGTGACCGCTCTTGAAAGAGATGAGAATCGTAACTTGATTGTCGGCGATGCTCTGGATCTAGCAAGACGCGCTCTAAATACTCTTAAGCAGGAGCAACAGCGACTGTCAGATCTTGAAGATGAGGAATATTAAGATGCCAACGAGTAAGAGAGACTTCAACGAACTGTTAGCTGAGAAGCGCAGGCAAGCACACGTGACCATGCGGGCACTGGATTCTGTTTTGTGGGAAGACCCACGGGATTTTGCGGCCGCAAGAGTAGTCGCACAGAAACTCTGGAACTCTGGCCTGCTAACTGGCATCGAGTTAACAGAGACCATGGTGCTACACCTAGACAAGCGGTCACAGAAACAATACCGGAAGGTTATGGAAGTTTCGGCTGCTTAAAAAAACGCCCACCCCCGCAAGGGTGGGCGAACCACTAAGGAAGGTCATCATGAACACTCGGAATGTTCACGATCAATTACATCACTTTTTTACTTACCAAACAACAGCTTGGAGGTTGTATGCCAGTTAACTGCTACGTATGCGGTTTCGAAATGATCTGGGGCGGGGATGAAGTCGTGTACGACGACTCAGAAAACTTGGAGATCATTGAATCTAATTTCAGTTGTTCAGTCTGCAAAGCCACAGCGCTTTTCTACCACAGCCACACCGAAACTTCTGATGAAAACAACAAGGTGCACTAAACATGGAGATCATCACCTGCGACTTTGAGACTTACTACGACAGGGAGTTCTCACTCAGTAAGATGCAAACGGACGAGTACATACTCGACGAGCGATACCAAACAATCATGGTCTGCCTCATCGACGGCGAGGGCAAAGAGACCGTACTGGCTGGCTCCGAAGACGAGCTACGTCGGGCACTGCATGAATACCGCGACTGGTCACAGGTCGCCATACGCTGTCACAACACACTCTTCGACGGGTTCATACTGACGCAACGCTACGGGGTAAAGCCCAAGCTATGGATGGACACGTTGTCACAGTCTCGAATGATCTTTCCTTTTCTGCGCTCGCACAGTCTGGCCAACACGGCTAGGCATCTGGGCATCGGCGAGAAAGGCACTGCGGTCATGAACATGATGGGCAAGCGACTCGAAGACATGACCCCGGAAGACATCGAGGAATATGCGGAATACTGCATACAGGACACACGACTGTGTAAACAGATGGGTGAACACTTCGATAAGTTCACGCCACCACTCGAAGCCCGCCTCATCGACATGACTATCCGCATGTTTACAGAACCAGCGTTGGTTGGTGATGTCGACATGATGCAGCACCTATACGAGACGGAGGTCGCACGGAAGGAAGGCTTGCTGGCGCTGGCCAAATTAGATAGGTCGGAACTGATGTCGGCCAACAAGTTTGCTGAGCGGCTGAAAGCACTGGGCGTCACACCACCCACAAAGATAAGTCCACGTACAGGCAAGGAGACCTTCGCATTCGCCCGTACAGACAAAGCGTTCACGGCACTGCAAGAGCATGACAACCCCGAAGTACAGGCGCTGGTGGCCGCTAGGATCGGTGCTAAGACCACTATCGCAGAGACGCGGGCACTGCGGTTTCTTGAGATGGCCAAACGTGGTCGACTGCCGGTGTACCTCAGCTTCTGGGGAGCCAAGACGACGGGGCGTTACTCTGGTGGCAACAAGGTCAACTGGCAGAACCTACCGGCACGTGGTGTCTCTGCTGGCCTGCGCCGTGCACTGTGCGCACCGGAAGGGCACTCCGTTCTTGTGTGTGACTCGTCAAATATTGAATTGCGAACCGTCATGGCATTGGCGGGGCAACACGACGCTATCGAGAAACTCGAAGCGGGCGTCGACATGTACTGCGACTTCGCTACTCAGTTGTTTGGCAGAGAGATAACCAAAGCCGACAAGGCAGAACGATTCCTCGGCAAGACGGCGATGCTGGGCTTGCAGTACGGTGCTGGGGCACCAAGGTTCCAAGAGATGGTACGACAGGCCGCAGAGAACATTGACGGCGTAGACCCCATCACACTCGACCGCGCGCAAGAAGTCGTAAATCTTTACCGAAGTGTCTATTACAACGTCGTAAATTTGTGGCACTATTGTCAGGACGTAGTGATACCAGACATAGCCAACGGCTGTTCACTTATCAACGTAGACCACAACGGCTGGTTCATTACGCAGAAAGACGGGTTCGGCAGACCGGGTGAACCGGGTGTCGTGTACCACGACTTGAGGTATATAGATGGCGAATGGAACTACCAGAAGGGCAAGATGGATGCGCGCATCTATGGACCCAAGGTGGTGGAGAACCTGTGTCAACACGCGGCGATGCGCATCGTGATGTGGCAGACAGCGCGAGTTAACGAACGCTATCCCGTACGGTTATCAGTGCACGACGAGGCAGTGATGGTCGTACCAAACGAACAATTAGATGAAGCCAAGCGGTACGTAGAAGAGTGCTTCACATTAACTCCCAAGTGGTGCAGGGGATACATCCCTGTGGCTTGTGAGTACGAGGTAGGGAGGTCGTATGGAGATGCCAAATAGATGGGGGGTTTATGTCCAAACCAATGGCGATGTCATACAGCCGTCTGAGTACGTTCGAGCAGTGCCCAGCTAAGTTCGACTACTTATATGTAACAAAGCTGGTACGTGACGCTGGCAGTGAAGCTAGCGAGTACGGTAACCGTGTGCATGAAGTCCTTGAAAAGTATGGCAAGGATGAGCTTGACCTAGACAGTCTAGGTTTAGAAGGTAAGCAGACTCTACAAAGGTGGGGGTCTGTCGTTGACTCAATAAAAAATAAACCGGGGGAAAAATACTATGAATTCAATATGGCAGTGGATGAAAACAACCACCCAGTTGATTGGTTTAGTGCTGATGTTTTTATCAGGTCTATTGCTGACGTACTTGTTGTGGACGGTAGTGTGGCTTATTGCCTTGATTACAAAACTGGAAAGGTCAGGGAAAATCCAACACAGCTACAACTCTTTGCTGCAATGGTGTTCTGGCATTTCCCAGAAGTTGAAACAGTTAAAACCTCGTTTATTTGGTTGAAGTTTGACGAGGTGACCAACGCTACTTACCAGCGCAAATACTTGTCGGCGCTGTGGGATGGACTCAAGCCTAGATTCGACAAAGTACAAGAAACAATAGATCTGGGTGTGTTTGATACAAAGCCGTCAGGCCTGTGCCCTTGGTGTCCTGCCAAAGGTATGTGCCCCGATGCACGAGGAAGAAGATGAAGAACGAAGGCGACGTAAAGAAAGAAGTCAAAAAACTATTGAACAGTTACGAGCGGGACGAGATGTGGTACTTCATGCCGTCAGCCAACGGCTACGGTAGGTCAGGCATCCCCGACTTCGTCGGCAACTACAAGGGCAACTTCTTTGCCATAGAAACTAAATTCGGTAGCAACTCACCAACTAACAATCAGCTACGCGAGATCGAACACCTAGTACAGTCAGGAGCCAAGTGCTGGATTGTGCGCGACAGTTCCATCAGGGATTGGTTCGATGAGTTCAGGGGGTGGGCGAGTTTGTGTTAGTTGTACCCGAGAAAAAGACTCTCATCATTGATAGCTCACACAACGACTCAGTACAGAAGTTCATACCCCACGCTAAAGAACTAAACCACGATGGTAAATCCATGGTGGCTGTACCGTTCGGGCCGATCGAGGCGATGGTGCTACGCAACATGGGCTTCAGTGTCCCAGACCCGATCAAGCAGTACTACGGCTGGCCTGCGCGGTTCAAGCCAATGGATCACCAGATCGATACTGCGGCGTTCCTCACGGCTCATAAACGTGCGCTATGCCTGAACGCTCCGGGTACTGGAAAGTCTATTAGCTCGCTATGGGCTGCTGACTTCTTGCTGACAGAAGGCGTGATCAAGAAGGTAGTCATCGTGGCACCGCTGAGTACGCTGAAGGTTGTGTGGGGCGCAGAGATCCGGCACCACATGCCTCACCGTCAGTTCGTAATCTGTACTGGCACAAAGAAAAAGCGCATCGAGTTGCTAGAGCAAACAGGTGTGCAGTACGTGATCATCAATCATGACGGGTTCACCAACATGCGTGACCACATGACTGA